CCTTTTCCCTTGGGGGGGGGGGGGGGGAAGATGAATTTGGCGGATATACAATTGAGATTGACCAATTTGACTTTGGCCACGTTGCACACAAAAATACTAAACTTTATATCTGCGGAATAACAAAAGATAATTTACCACCAATGCCACCTAAAAATTTAGCATCTACAGACAGATCAATATGTGGTAATGTAAAAGGCACTAAAAGATGTACTCAATATCAACGAGAATATACACCAGATGATTTAATAAACTGGATGACAAAGGTATGCAATGAACTATAGAAATCCTAAACTATTAAAGTTAGCAGATGGCGCACCATGTATGATGTGTTCTATGCAAGACGGTACTGTAGTGGCCGCACATAGTAATCAGTTAAGAGATCAAAAAGGTACAGGAATTAAGGCACATGACTTTCGTATAGCGTTTCTATGTCATCAATGCCACCACATGATAGATAATGACAAATCATTAGATAAACATGATAGAATAGCAGCATGGGAAGAAGCGCACAGAAAAACTATAGGATGGTTATTCACTAACAACCATTTGGGGGTAAAATGAAATATTTAGTAGGCATCATAGGTATATGCTTTTTACCTTTTGCAGTAATATTTGTAGCTTTTGAAGCAGCTTGTGTTTATGTAGCTAATGCTTGTAACAAGGATTAATTATGGCCACTAAAAATGATATAACAGGTGATGTATTACAATCACGCATGAATAGTAAAGAATTTGAAAAGAATTTTGATCGTATATTCCGACAACGCATTAATGAACAAAAACTTAGCAATGATGATATGTTACCTGAATATGAATTAAACAAATCCACCGGAGAAGTCCAGAAAGTAGACAATGGCAACAAGTCCGACTCAACTGAGTCTTAAACTTTTAAGAGATCAGGGATATACCGTTGCAATAGTTGAACATTGGAACGCATTTGCTAGAATACGTCAGGATTTATTTGGGTTTATAGATATATTAGCTTTAAAGGGTAAAGAAGTATTAGCAGTACAAACCACCACAGCAAGTAATATGTCAGCAAGAGTTAATAAGATTGCCAATAATGAATATGTAGGTGCAGTTCGTGAAGCTGGCTGGACTATTCATGTACATGGATGGCATCAAGACGATAAAAAGAAATGGCATTGTAAAGTTAAGGATGTCAGTTGAAATTTCAATCAGAGCAATATTATTATCAATACAAAGATGCAGTAATGGAAACAATAGGCGAGGATAAGATGACTTGCCAAGATATGTCTTTAAAATTAGGTGTACATTACAACAGAATTAAATGGGTTATGTATAGGCTTAGAAATGAAGATCATTTATCATCATACAAATACAATGACATTACATATTACCTAAAACCTAAACCACATCCGTTACAATCTATATTTGGCCATGAAGTAAAGTTTACAGAAGATCAAATAAAAAGCTCACAAGTTTATAACGAAAAAGATGCAAAACATAATTTAAGATTTAACCCAGATCAAGATTCATTTCATGGTAGTTCTATTGCAGGCGAAGGAGTGAAAATAGGAACATGACGCAAGAAGATATTATTGCTATATACAAAAAAGTATTTCCCACAGGATACGAACCAATTAGCGTAGAACGCATGATAAGATTTGCAAGGCTCATAGAAGAAAAGGTTAAGTCTTGATAGTTTATAAAGTTAAAAGATTATTTGGCTTTATGAAGCGTGATATCAGAATGAGGTCATCAGATAAAAATAAAAGAATTTATGCAAAAATGAATAAGCTACGCAAAATGTGGTGGCATTTTAAAACAAGGTGGGATTAATGCTTAGTATGGATCGTTTATTATGTATATGCGAGGATTGGGCTTTATACATGAAAGCACATGATAGTCATAAGCTAGGCTTTCCCAAAAAAGCAGTAGGTTTTAGCTCAGGTGGCGAAAGTACTGCAGACGCTTTTGAGGACATGGTCAGTGCGCAAGATTTAAAAAATGTCCATACTTTGGACAGTATTATTCATTCATTGCCTAAGGAACAACAGGAAGCTATCTATACACGCTTTTTAAAAACTAGGAAGCCATTTGCTTATGAATTTAAGTTAGAACTTGCTATGGACAACCTTATGACAATTGCAGGCAGACGTATAAATGCCTAAAATAAAATGCACAAGCATAGTCATTTTTGATATAATCGAAGTTGTGGGATAATTGTATCTATATGTTCCGCATAAGCTCACTTAAAACGTGGGCTTTTTTTATATCATTACATAGGGAATCAAGTGAAAATCACAGTATGCCAAGATTGCGGAGACGTGTATGACTACACCGGATACCCTACTTGCCCTGAATGTATTAGAGATGGTGATACAACCAAAAAAGATATACCCAAATTACTCCAGAAAGAACAAGATGCCTTACTCAGCCAAACAAAATAAGCTTTTTAGAGCTGCAGAGCATAATCCTGCTATTGCTAAAAAAGTAGGCATCCCACAAGCAACAGCAGCCAAAATGGCACATGAAGACGTAAAGAAAGATCCCCATAAACTAGCGCAAGCCCTAATGAGTAAATAATATGATCGGTTCACCAGAAAACAACTTCAATACTATGCAAAACCAACAACCTAGAAATCAAATGCTAGGTAATGTTTTGCGTAATACATCTAATTACAGACAACCTAACCCAGCACAACCAAGCATGTTACCAGCAAGCCAATACGGTAACCCTACTCCACAGATGAGTAATATGCAGATGCCACAATCAAACGCATCATTTAACATGCAACCACCAATACCTAATATGAACCAAGCTCCACAAGCACCACAAGGCCCTATGAATATGGGCCAATCACAAGGCCAAAACAGATTTGGTGTAGGATTAGCCAAACCAATGCCACAAATGACACAGGTATCCTAATATGAATGAATTTATAGCCACATTATTTTTAGCTAGAGAATTAGCACATAGATACCACTTATCTACTAAAAGCTATTCACAACATAAAGCTCTACAAAACTTCTACGAGGATCTACTAGATTTAACAGATGATCTAGCAGAAATCACACAGGGCGCACATGGCCTATTAGATATACCTATCCTTACAGAGAAGAAAACATATAAAGAACCTTTATACTGTATCGCTGACAAACTACAATACATAGAGAAAAATCGCTATAAAGCATATAGCAAAGAAGATACAGCATTACAAAACAAGATAGACGAAATCGTAGCAGTATTCTTAACAGCTATCTACAAGCTAGAAAACCTAAAGTAACATGGCAAGCATCAGGGACACACTAGCTAAACTATTGGCTAAAGAAAGCCCTTCGGCAATACAAGGCACACCATTAGGTAACGCATATCCAGATGTAGCTCAACCAGAGCCAGGATTAGAAGCACCATTTCTATCACCTGATGATCTTATAGGCACAGGAATAGGCAAGGCAGCATTAGTAGGGGGTGCAAAGTTAGCACCATTACTTATGGGTATAGTTAAAAACCCATCTATGGAAAAAGCAGCTATTGAACATTTTGGTATTACACAAAGCCCTAAAGAAACAGGTTATATTCTTGATAGCGGTGCAAGATTAGATTTAAGCGGTAGAAACAATGCAGTAGGATATACTAAACAAGGCGATAAATATATGCCTGAAGCAGGACAACAAGATTATTTGCGTGGTGATAGAGTTGTAGATCATAGAGATTTAGGTGATATAGTAGGGCCAGGAAGTGGCAATGAAAACTTATCTAAATTCATGGATCAATCAGGTGCAGTTAGATACTTTCCTAACACAGGCATATCTTTAACTCATACTAATAAACCAAGTGCAAAACAAGTAGAAACAGTTGTAAAAGACTTTAGAATGAATGGCGAACCATTAATTGTAGACATAGATCATACAGTTCATGGTGGTAATTTAGCATCTAAAGAATTTAGCAATCCAAAAACATCAGAAGTATTAAATTGGTTAGAAAAAGAATACGGTAAATTTACAAACAAATAACGAGGAATCAGGCTACCCTGATTATTAGTACATGGAATTAAACGAACACTTAGCAAAAGCTAGAGAGATTGCCGCAGAGGTTAATAAAGGCAATACCAATTCTAGTAAAAACAATAGGTTATGGGCTGATACTCTAAAGAGAGCTTTATTACAAGCAGATGGTAATAAGATCAGAGCTATTGCAGAAGCATTAATAGAGAAAGCAGCATCAGGTGACGTATCAGCTATCAGAGAACTAGGTGATAGAGTAGATGGTAAACCTACACAGCAAATAGACCAAACTACTGAACATAGTGGTGAGGTTACATACACATGGAAGAAATAGTAATACCCTATACTCCACGAGAAGCATTTAACCCATTACACGATACAGATAAAAGATGGGCTGTAGTAGTTGCTCACCGTAGAGCTGGCAAGACCGTAGCTTGTGTTAATCATCTCATAAGAGAAGCACTTATTACACAGCGTACAGACTTTAGAGGAGCTTACTTAGCACCTTTCTACCGTCAGGCTAAGTCAGTTAGCTGGGATTACTTCAAATACTTTAGTAGGTCAATACAAGGCACTACCATAAACGAGTCTGAAATGCGTATAGATTTTGCTAATGGTGCAAGAATACAATTATTCGGTGCAGACAATGCTGATAGTTTACGAGGATTATTCTTTGATCTATTAGTAGCAGATGAGTATGGTGACTGGAAACCGTCAGTATGGAATTACGTTATACGCCCAGCGTTAGCCGATAGACAAGGTAAAGCTATTATTATTGGCACACCTAAAGGCCGCAATCAATTCTGGGAAGTGTATAACAGGGCTACTACAAGTAGCGAATGGTTGGCACTCAAGATCACAGCATCAGAAAGTAATATACTTCTGCCTAGCGAGTATGACTCCCTAAAAAGAGAAATGACCGAAGATGCTTGGCGTCAAGAGATGGAATGTGATTTTGATGCTGCTATACCTGGTGCTATATGGGGTAGAGAACTATACCAAGCAGAACAAGAAAACAGAATCACAGAAGTTAAGTATGATAAAGAAGTGCCTGTACACACAGTATGGGATCTAGGATATAGTGATGATACAGCTATATGGTTCTATCAGGTCATTCATGGAGAAGTCCATGTCATTGACTATTATGCTTCAAGTGGTAAGGAAATAGCTCACTATGCTGCGCAAGTGCTTACCAAACCTTATAAGTTTGGATTACATTATCTACCGCATGACGCTAAAGCTAAGACTCTAGCATCCGGTGGTAAATCTATTGTAGAACAGTTAGCTTCTCACCT